TTGTATCTGGTGAAAAGACAGACTTCCCGTCTGCAGAAAATAAAGGGAGTGAAAGAAAATCACATCAATCCGTTTTTAGGGCGAACGTTAAAGCCCGAACACGAAGATCAACGATATGGCCACAAACACGTGTATAAAGAATAAAACTGCCATTCAACTGGATGTAACTGCTACGGTGTTACACGAAGGCCCGTCCACGGCGGGGAGTCAGACTCCCCTTGTGGGAGCTTCTCCGCAGTCCGTTAGCCGTCAGTTGGAGTTTAGCGATAGACAGTCGCGTGAACCTTGCGTTTCAGGTTCTTCTCTACCCGGCGCGTCGTGGATGGGAGGTAGTGCTAGGTCAGACCTCTCCAGATCAACCGTTGTCGTTCCGGTTGGAAAACGAATTGACGATTCTTACGAACATTGGGTGGAAGGGAAAGGGGGAGATGTTTTGTGCTGTCGCGACAGACGTTGCGTCCGTGAGCGGGCATGGCAGGCGGAGTGGGGTGTTTATCCCCGTCTCTATAACCACCATCAGCCGGCAAGCGCACCCCCCCCGAAAGCTCTTCCGACCCATGAGCCAATCTATCGAAACTTTCCTTACAAAGGTGCATATCGGTTCAGGGAGAAACTCTTGTCCAAGAGGATCTCGTATGACGCTGATTTTGTGCTGGAACAGACTATTGCACGTCTGGGTCCTGAGGAATGCGATTTCGAAGACTATAGCCTTAAGGAAGGTGTAGTTGACAAAGTAGAGGAGCTAGTGAGTGAAATGGCTGTTGGAGTGGTCCGAGACGACGAAGCTAACCCGTATACGGTGCTTTGCGACGAAGTCGAGGACGGCTGCTCCGAAAGCCGACGTCTTTATAAGAGATGTATTAAACTAGTGGAATTCTACGAGGAGATGGGCGTACCTCGTAGCAGAAAGGAACCGCCTCAGCACATTATATGCGGACAGTTGCGTGCTGCCGTTCGACAATGCTTCTCAGATGATTTATCTATTATCTGGGAACTCAGCTTCAAGACCATTCAGAAGATTGAAAAATCATGCTGTAAGGTCTGTTTGCCTCTTTTCGAAGAGAAGCTGGACCAGTGGAAAGAGGCTAGATTTCACCCGGTTGCTGTTGACGTTGAGCATCTCGAGCGATTCAGAATCGCGATGCGTGCCAACGTTGAGAAGGGATGGGATCGTCGACGTGCTCCTTTTATTCCGAACGGTCACGCTACCCGGCGTTACACAAGGAAAGAAGGAGGTAATTGGAATCGGGAAGAATTCGACAGCGAGTGCCGCACTGAGCTAGTGTTTTCATCGGGTAAACCCAGAGTTGTTACTCTGTACTCTGCCGAGAATACACGACGCTTAGCCCCGTTACATTATTCATTATATGACATGTTGAAAAAGAGAGGGTGGTTGCTTGTTGGAGACCCAACCGATAAGCACGTCCAGAGCCTTGAAGGCGCATCCCTACTGAGTTTTGATTACTCGTCGGCTACCGATAATATCAAGTCGGCTTACGTCAGGGTTGCAGTTGAAGTTCTGGAGGAAATGGCTGACCGCATTACGGATGAAGAACACGAGGCATTGCAAGTGCTTGCAAACCTCCGTATTGACGGGAGAGAGACATTTACAGGGCAGCCCATGGGCTCTGTGATGTCTTTTCCGCTTTTGTGCATCATCAACAAGACCGTAGTTGATATGGCACTTACGGCCATGTTAATAAGGAAGGAGATTAGTTTTAAGGAATGGAGTGGGCATCGTCTTTTGGTTAATGGCGATGACCTGCTAACGCGTGAGGTACGCAAAACCACTAATCTTCGCGGTGAAATAGTCACTCAGGGATGCCAAGTGGGACTAATCGTCAACAAAGAAAAGACGCTGGTCTCTGACCGGTTTGGCGAAATAAATTCCACTCTCTTTGAGCATGGCTGTAGGCAGCGGAAATTTAACGCAGCGTCAATGTGGATGGATGCTGGTGTAGAGGATGTCTTGGGTTTTGCAGCCCAGGCCAGCCCGGATGGCAAGACCTTTAGGAAGATAGTACGTCGTAATGCGAGGACGTTGGCCAAACAGGCTGACAAGCATTTGTCAGAAATCCCCTATCCGCTAGTAGCCATCTGCCGAAAAGACAAGGTAATAAGAAAGGCTATCACCAGCTTGCCCGATCGTGTTGAACCGACCGAACAGGGAGTGATTAGTATGGCACCTCGGCCTGAAAATTATTCCCTCAGTAGGGATGAGGAACACAACGCAATGAGAGAAGAGATAGAGCGTGTAAGGGACGCGGGAATTGAAAGGGGGTCCGAAAGGAAACCTAAGTATAAACCTACGGTTATACCTAACGCAAAGTCTTTGAACTCTGTCCGCAAGCGGAGACCAAGAATGGATGCCGAATTGATTCCATCGTGTTATGTCCGATGCTTCATCGATAAGATCAAGCATGAGGGTGTTTTGAGAGAGGTGGCCCCTCTCGATTTGACGTTACCCCCGGGTGACGGCAGTCAAGTGAACGTAATACTTGACAACATCCGCGCGTTTAAACAGACGCGGAATAGCAGTGCATCCCCTGGAACAATGGACATTAATTTGGACTTTGTGAGTTTGTGCTGCTAGCGAGTAATCGCAGGCAAACCGAGTTAATACCTCTCGGACCTACGGGTGTTATCCGGAAAC